TTAAATTCCCCATTGATTATTTACTTTATTATAGCAACCTATTCCAAGCGCGTTATAACGTTTTGGAATAGGTTATATCTTTACTCGCTATCGCCTTCCTTAATGAATACGCCATGCTCATTCATGTGGCCTTTACGGTCTTTTATATCACCCCAAGCCTTAGCGCAGCACTCCTCTAGCGTTGTGCCTGACATCAAAGCAAGATTGTTAAGTACAACCATACAATCACCTATATCATCTTTAATGTCTCGACCCTTAGCTAAGCTATCGGAAAGCTCACCAACCTCACTAACAAGCTTTAACCCTTGAGCTAATTTATTGCCATTCTGGATGATTTTTCTATCGCGAGACCAATTGCCAAAAGATATTACATAATCTAGTAAATTCATTTCATAACCTCTATTTTGTATTTCATTCTGATAAACATTACCGAGCTGCGGAAATTATATTCAACAGCGTGGCGTATTTGGTATTTAGTGCAGCAAAAAGCTTTAGCCATATCGTTAATTTTAAATCCATCCATAACCATAGCTAGTAAGTTTTGTAGCTCATCTACCGACCATTTTTTATGAATCATGATTAACCTCATAATCTGAGATGATTTCATCAACCTCAGTAAGCGCCATTTTATAAAGCTCATTCTTGATTGTCGTACCTTCACGGATAACCTCAAGCATAATTTCGTTGTGCTGGCTTAGCTGCTGCTCTATATCATCGCGGTGCAATTGACGGTCTGATAGCTTAAACCAAATTTTATCAGCTAATAAACGTTCTATAATTTCATCTTTGGTGTAAAGCTCAAAGGCTGCATTGATGTTTTCATCTGTAATCTTGGTAATTTCTAAAGCTGGATCAGCCTCTTGCTTGATGTCAAACTCTGATAATTGGGTCACTTTTCTATCTCCATTGTTTCGATACAGAGATAATATTAAATAAAATAGAGTGTGTGAAATAACGTTTAGTTATATGGATATAACAAAAAGAAAACCCGCAATTAAGCGGGCTTTAAATGGAGAATAGAAATGTGAAAAAGGAAAAGCACAGTTTCTATTTGTAGTTTATGTGTTTAATTTGAGTTATGCAAGCTTTGACTGTTTTACGCCTAGATAGCCAAAATAAGCAGCACTGCGACTGTCCTCATTGCTTTGCCCATGCCAGCCTAAATCAGCTAGTATAGCCTTGCCAGTCGCGCTATCCTTCCACGACTTACTAACCTTATGGTGAATAACTTTAATTCCAAAATATTCCGATATGCGCTCTATTTCAATTTGAGTTTGCTTGCACTTTCCTACATGCTCAGCTTTCTTTAGCTTGACCGATAGCGAGTCTTTTTTGTTTACGCTAAATGCGTTAGAGCTAATGCCGTTAACATTTTCAATGTGAAGCTCTGCGCCATCATCCGCCCATTGCTTTGATATTGATTCAAATTCAAAAAAAATACTAACAAGGGTCATGCACTCAAGCCTTAAAAGCTTTCCGCCAATATAAAAAGACATCCCGCTTTTGTGGCTGTCTGGGTCGCAGCCTATTATGATTTTACTCATCATCAAGTCTCACTATTTTTAATATTTCATCGCCATTATATTCAAGTAATGGATCGCATGAATCAAAATCGCGCCACTCGTCGCCATCTTTAAAAGCGAGCGACCAAAGTTTATCACCTTCACCATCCCAATTATTTATATGGTATACGGCATGTGTTGGTTGTTTCATAAATCACCTATGCGCCCGTAGGCGCGTTAATGGTTAAAGGTTAAAATGGCAAATCATCATCAAAGCTTGGTGCTTGATGTTGCTGCTGTTGTGTCGCATATCCACCTTGCGGTGAATTGCTTTGTTGCTGAGCTGACTGTTGATTGTAACCACCTTTATTTGGAGCTGCCTGCTGGTATTGCTGATTAGGTGCTTGCTGCGGCACATGTCCATTACCGCCTTGCTGGCTTTGTGATTGACTGCTACCTTTACTATCAAGCATAATCATTTGACCAGAAAAGCCATCAACAACAATTTCAGTGGTGTACTTTTCTTGACCTTGTTGGTCAGTCCATTTGCGGGTTTTTAACTTGCCTTCAATGTATAGCTTACTACCCTTACGTACATACTCGCCGATTATTTCAGCTAACTTTCCAAAAACAACAATTCTGTGCCACTCGGTTTCTTCTTTTGGCTCGCCAGTGCTTTTATCCTTCCATTTTTCGCTAGTTGCTAGAGTTAGGTTTGCCACTGCATTTCCGTTAGGTATGTAACGAATTTCTGGATCTTGACCAGCATTACCAATAATTTGAACCTTGTTTAATGCGCTCATTTTAATTCCTTAATAGTTAATTTGTGTATTTGGTAGTAAGCCTTTAGCGGCTAGTTTAATTACTGTTTTTGCGTCACCTTCTGCAATGCCATTTTCGACCAGTACAGATAGGATAGCATTGTTAATTTGCTTTTTATGCTCGGTATCAGCTTCACGCTTTAGCCTTACGTTTTCTTCTCGCTGCAATTGCGCTTGTCGTGCATTCTCAGCGTCAATAAGTGCTTGCTTTGCCGCTTGCTCAGCTATTTGTTTCTCGCGCTCTTCCTGCTGCTTACGCTCAGCTTCTCGTTGCGCCTCACGCTCTTTAGCTTCTAAATCCCATAGGCGATTCAATTTTAAAGCATCTTCGTGGTCACGCTCTACTTGCTCGGCCAATTCTTTTTCTGCCTGAATACGCTTTTCTTCATCAAGAATGCGCTTGCGCCCTGCATTCCATTCATCAATCAAGGCAGTGAATGGGCTATTTGCTTTTTCAAGGCGGGATTTAATCTCTTTAGCCTCAGCTTCAACTTGCGCTTTGTACTGCTTGGATAAATCAATACGCTTGCGGTCTAGCTTCTTAATTAGCTCATTAATGCCTGCCGTCTGCTCTTTAACAAATTTACGCTCGTCATTTTTAGCCATATCAACGTAAAGACCTTGATACTTTTCACCTTCCGCTTCAAGTTGTGCTAATTTTTCATCGGTGGTCAAATCCGAAAATAGAACCAAATTAAAATCACTCATTACATTCTCCATTATCGTAATTGTTTTATTTGATCTGCAACTTGGTTAGATACCGCAAAACCATTTGCTTTTAATTCGCCGATAATCATATCAGCCGTTTTTGCACCACTTTGAATATCAACTAACATAAACTGCTTGTCGTTTTCAAAGTTGTTGTACCAGTTAGCGTTTTTGCTTGACTGCTTAGCAGGCGCTTTTTGATTGCCACTCATAGAGTCTGCATCTTTAGTATCATCAATAAGAAACAAACCATTCAGCGCGTACTTGCGAGCATAACTTGATGCAGTGCCAGTTATTTGACTGTCATCCATGCCCTTTTTAGTTAGTGACTCGCGAGCCATTGCACTATTTGAGATTGAATGCTCACCATCAGTTATTTTTGCGGTTGCTACTACGTATATCCGATCGCCAACCATTTTAATGTCATCACTAACAGTGACAACTAAATCACCAAGGATAGGCTTTAAGCCCTCCATTATGTCCTCACAGCTTCGGTAGTTATATTTACCGAATGAGTTATATTGATTCTTTGGTGCTTTTAGTATTCGTTGTATTTCAGCAACCCTTTTGACAAACTCTTTCATAACTAAGACCTCGCACTTAATATTTGCTCAATCTCATAAACGCGAGCTTTATCACCTTTTAACTTAGCTTCATCTAAAGCTTTCAATAGTTGCTCGTTACTCATTTCTATCTCCAAATAGATTATTTAGCTACATACTCTAATTCATAACCTAAGCAGCCGAAAATCTTATTTAGCGTGCTTAGCTTTACATCATTACCATCTAAAACAGCGGTTAGTGTAACGTATGGTACACCTGATATTCTTGATAATTCAGCCACGCTTTTAACGCCCGCATCAATCATCGCCTTTCTTATTAACTTATCCATCTTACGCCCTTTGTTTATTTGATGATTGATAATGTAGCAGTAGATTTAACCTATGTAAAGTATAAATTATAAATAACGCAATATAAATTTAAACTTGACAAGGTGATTAGCTATAAAGTACATTTAACGCTCAATAAATAAATGGAGAGTAAAATGAGTGATTTAAAATTTACAAAGGGTGATTGGAAGGTTGAAGGCTCATCAATATCTATGGGCGCAAGTTACAGAGGTAAATTCACCATAGAATCTAACGATTTTGCTGGTAATATTTCAGATGCAAACATAGCTAACGCCAGCCTAATCAAAGCATCACCTAAAATGTATATGGCGCTGCAAAGCATATTGGATAGCCCTTACACGGAATTGAAAGAGGAGGATTTTGAAATGATTGAAAAGGTATTAGCCGAAGCGAGAGGTGAGATATGAACACAATACTACACGGTAACACTAACGAAATAAGCCCTTTCGATTGGGAGGATATTCGCTGCGCTATTCGTACATTTACGAGCATACGCAAGAAAAACAAATTGCCAACTTACACTTATGAAGGTAAGGCTGGTTTATTAATTACATTAACGATTAAAAAGCAAATTCACGTAACTTGGAGAAAGAAATGAAAACATTAATTTTAGCAACAACATTAACAGTATTATCATTTACAGCTAACGCAGAAGTTAATAAGGAAGAAAAAGCAACGTGCAAAGATATGTCAGAATTAGCTGGTCGATACATGACACTTAGGCAGTCTGGAGCGCCGATGGCCGATATTTACAGCACAGCAGGGGACAGTAAGATTATAGAGCTTATGATCATAAAGGCTTATGAAGTAACCCGATTTAATACCAAGGAGTTCAGAGACAGGCAGGTAATTAAATTTAAGAATGATTGGTTTCTAGCTTGCATTAAAAACAAGTGATTAACCGTTAACATTAAGCCCTTTAATTAGGGCTTTTTATTTTGGAGAATAAAATGCACAAAGTTGATAGCGACCCGCTACTACCAAAATGCTTTAAAACGCACCCAGAGAGCCATATAGAGGCCAAGCAGTGGGTTGTTGACAATATACGCAAGCTTAACCCTAATTGGTGGCCTAGGCTTTCAGAGGGCTACACAAAGACTTTTAATCACACTGGAGTTTACAGGTCGTACCAAGAGGTCAATTGCAGGCGAAGAATGGCAAACGCTTGGCTAAGGCTTTTAGTCGTAAGGTACGGTAGCCGCTAAAGCGGCGCATTATCAAGGAAAGGGCTTTAATTAGCCCTTTTTCTGTTATGGCATCGCGTAGCGATATAGCGCGACAGCGCAATGTTAAGAATGAAACCATAGCTAAAGTAATTAACCATAAGTAATTAGTAATTAAATACATAGGATAAAGAATGAGATAAAGATACTGACATTCAATCACGCCAGCACCTGCATTCAATAACTATACTTTATAGCGGGTTTGAAATACTCCATTTTAACGCAATGACAGGTAATAACCTAAAAGGCTCTGACGTTTGCTTATTGTTAGCTTGCGTTAAGGCTGTGCGACAGTATAGCGACCCATCAAGAGTGCATAAGGATAGCTTATTGGATTTAGTTAGTTACGCGTCATTATGGGCGGAAGAGTTAAATAAGGAGGTTAAATGAGTGGTCAAGATAAAACTTTAGTTTCTCTATGCATAGCTCTTAGCTTTATATTTGGTTTGCTTGCTGGTGCGGTCATATATGACTTGGGGTTTGATAACTCGGCGCTCAAAGCAAGGTGCGAGTCAGTAAATGGCAGTTATGGCGGGCGGAAGTGCTACAAAAAAGGTGTTGAGATAAATGATTGATTACTACAAGCGCAAAGTAGCAGAGCTTAAATTAAAGGTTAAGGCTTATGCTGGAATGGGTGATGCTAAATCAGTTAGTGAGTTAGAGAAAGAAATAGCCAACTATGAAAAGCATATTAGACAATACGAGCCGAAAGGCGTTGATAGTTATTTGAGTTAGCGTTATGATTAAACCCGCCAAACAAGAATATTCTTTATAATCAAGTATAAAAACCTCTTTATAGAACCTCACGTAACGTGGGGTTTTTTATTGCTTGTAATAAGCTATAATAAAATAAATGCGAGGTTCGCGAAAATATAGGAGTGATGGGCGGTGTCCAAGCTTGAACTTACAAATAAACAACAGGCATTTTGCGAAGAATATCTTATAGACCTTAACGGCACTCAAGCAGCTATAAGAGCTGGATACAGTGAAAAAACGGCCAATAGGATAGCTAGCCAGCTATTGTCTAAACTTGATATTCAAAGTGCTATACAGGAGCTTAAAATAAGCCGCAGCGAAAGGACTCAGACTGATTATGACTGGGTTTTAATTGAGGCTAAAAAGTCTTATGAGTTGAATGCAACCGTACTGCGAGATGATGACGGCAATCCTAAAATGGTAAACCCTGCGGCAGCAGCTAAGTTTCTTGAGTTGGCAGGAAAGCATACAAAGGTTAAAGCTTTTGACTCCGCTGCAAGTAACGATACTGGAGAAGCTCAACCGCTGGAGATTAACTTTAATGTCAAACCAGCTAGTGCAGAAATAGAAATAACTAAGGGCGGCAGTTAATGCCAACCATCAGCGCCCCACAAAACATATTTCTAAACGAATTAAATACAAAGTATAGGGCTTATGTGGGAGGGTTTGGCAGTGGTAAAACTTTTGTTGGCTGCATGGACTTACTTAACTTCTTCGGTAAGCACCCAAGAACAAGGCAGGGGTACTTCGGCACTAGCTACCCATCTATAAGGGATATATTTTACCCTACATTTGAAGAGGCAGCTTTAATGATGGGCTTTACTGTAGACATTAAAGAGTCTAACAAGGAGGTTCATGTTTACCGTAACGGATTTTATTATGGAACTGTGATATGTCGATCAATGGATAGACCAAACACAATCGTTGGCTTTAAGGTTTCAAGGGCGCTAGTTGATGAGATTGACACGCTACCTAAAGATAAGGCTACGAATGCGTGGAACAAGATTGTAGCAAGGTTAAGGTTGAAGATTGACGGAGTAGAAAACGGTATAGGTGTCACTACAACGCCAGAGGGCTTTTTGTTCGTATATTCAAAGTTCAAAGATGAGCCAACAAAAAGCTATTCAATGGTTCAAGCCTCAACCTATGAAAACGCTGAATTTTTACCAGATGATTACATTGATACGCTTAAGGAGACTTATCCAGAGGGTTTAATTGATGCTTATCTGATGGGTAAGTTTGTCAACCTAACCGCAGGAAGTGTATATCCACAGTACGGAAGGAATAAAAATAATAGCTTTGAGAGTATTCAGCCGCAAGATCCTTTAATTGTCGGTATGGATTTTAACGTAAATGATATGGCTGCATGTATATTTGTTGAGCGTGACGGTATTTACCATTGCGTTGAGGAGCTAACTAAAGGCAGAGACACCGACTACATGGCGAGAATACTAAAAGAGAGGTATTTAGATAAGGGTCATAGGGTTACGGTTTATCCAGATGCCAGCGGTAAAAACACATCAAGCAAAGGCGCTGATAAGTCCGATATTGATATATTGAAGAGTTATGGGTTGTGGGTTGTTGCCAAGGATTCTAATCCAAGAGTTAGGGAGCGGGTTAACTGCGTAAATAGAGGTTTTCAAGACTTGAAAATTATGATCAATTCTATGAGGTGTCCAGAAACAGCAAAGTGCATTGAGCAGCAACCATATGATAAGAATGGTGAGCCAGATAAAAAGAGCGGATTAGACCATCAAACTGACGCATTTGGTTATCCTATGGTTTCACTTATCCCGCTAGTTAAACCAGTAGCCGCGCCAAGATTCAGAAGGTAAACATGACAACATTATTAGATTCAACAATCCGCCGTGATGCACAGCTTTTGCGCTTTGGCACTTACTTAAAGTCTGAGTATATAACGCCAGCAATGCAGGGTTTAGCTGTGGATATTCCGCGGTTACTTGTTGGTTACGATGAATTAAACAGGCGCGAAAAGAATAAACTTGTTGCTGAAATTGGCGCTCTAATGAAGTCAAGGCTCGATGATATGTTTACATCAATCACTAATGAGCTGCATGAAATGACGGCGCAAGAGATTGAATTTACGTCTGAGCTTTATGATGACTTTATTGAGAGCGAGTTAAAGCCTGTAGTAGTCGCTGCGAGTATTAAAGCGGCGGATAGTGCAATCATATCACTTGAGAAAGGATTGGGTCGTGACGTTGGTGTGTGGTCTGAGCTTACAAGTAGAAACACAGACAGCGCAACGCGTGAGGTTGTTAATATTGTACGTGATGGCTTTGATAAAGGTCGCACGCTTAGCGATATGACACAGCAAATTAGAGGTAAATATAATCGCTCAGCTAAGAAGTATATGGGCGGTATATTGGACACCACAACGGCGAGGGCTGAATCATTGGTTAGGACTGGCATAAGTCATTATTCTAATCGCGCTCGTGACTCATTTGCACAAGCCAATAAATCAATATTAGACTACAAAGTCTTCTTTGCTACGCTCGACAATAGAACCACAACACAATGCCTTCACTTTCACTTGAGTAAATACGAGCTTGATGATAACGAAGCGCCAACACTGCCATTGCATTACGGTGAGCGGTCTGTTTATTTGCTGGGCGGTGAAGGATTAGACCCATTAAGCGGCTCAAGGCCAGTTGTCGGTGGTCAGTCAGGCAAGCAAGCTAGAGAGGCATTTGAGGCTAGGCAGTCACGCACAGATAAAAAGGTCAAGTACAGAGGTCGCAAAGACTCTAACGTGTTTGATGTTGAGCAAGTTAGCGCAAAGGTTACTTCACAGCAATTCATGGAGCGTCAACCTAGGTTTTTTGTTGAGTCCTCACTAGGTAAAACTAGAGCTAAGCTTTTTTTAGATGGAAAGCTACCGATTAAGAAATTCACAGACTTACAAGGAAGGCCATTAACTTTAGATGAGTTAAAGAAAACGGCGGAAGGTGAAAAGGCGTTTAGAAGGATTAGTGAGTAGCCCCTTATTGGGGCTTTTTAATGTCTATCTTAGTCGCAGATTTAATATAAACATTACCATCATCGTCAACAAGGGCGCCTTTATCCACTAGGCGCTTGAGTTGCATTGCTGATACGGTTAAAGCCTTAGCAGCGGCGTACATGCTGCGGTATTGGGTGGTTATTTGTGATAGTGGTGTCATTACTTAGCCTTTCTAGCTTGGAAGTTTTCAGCGCGGATGATTGCCATCTCTGTAAGCATGTCACATGCCTTACCAGTAATTCCACCATGCACCAAATGGCGTTTAACATTTTTAATCAATATGCCGTGGTTAATCATTACCGAAAGCTTCTCAATCAAAGGGTTTAAAATCTCCATGATTACAGGCTTGTTATCTTCTGCGATTGCTTTATCTAGCTTTGCTTTCATTTCTGCTTTAGTCATTTTATTCTCCAGTTGTTTGCGTTGTTTCGTTTCAGTGGGGTTATAATAACAAACCTGTGATTAATAGCAACACTTTTGTTATTAATTTATATAACAAATAAGCATAAGCATATAGCTAAACGGTATTTATAATCTAAGTGGGTTTGGGTTATTGTTGTGGCATTAAATTAAAGGAGAAAGAAATGAGATTTAAATTCAATGTTGATGTGTATGACTTTAAAGTTACATTTACCGATGAAAAGGATTATGCAGATAGGGCCACTAACAATGGAAGTGGTGTAGATTATGGTAGATTTTATTGCTCTGAAAATAAGTCTTTGGGTAAGATTTTTATTTTATGCGCCAGAGATGATGAGAAATTAACCCCGTATTATTTACAATGCCTTAGCCATGAATGTAATCATGCAGCAATGTGCATACTTGGCATAAGTGATGTGAATTTTTCATATAAAGACCAAGAGGCGCTCTGCTATTTGCAAGATTATATCTTTGGTAGGATATTAAATAAGATTTGGGTTAGTTAAGATTGTTTGCAGTGCTGGTAAGTTGATGTATAATTGTGTTTGGCGGTGTGGAAGTCGCTTGTAGATATAGTAATTAGGGTTTATCAGTACAGGTCTATCATTCGTGGGAAACTTCCACTTATGCTATATCTACCCCGATTGCTGGGCTTGTACTAATAAACCTTTTTTATTGCCTAAAATTCTTCAAGCACTCCCACATGACGAGCATTAACGACTCCCGCAATAGTTACCGTGTGCAATAAGCGGCATATAAACAGCATAACCAATACGAATACAAATACAAATCTAGGCTCTGTGTGTGCCACTTCACAACCTAGTACCATGATGACCTAATGGGTTTGTCGTTGCTAGAAATAGCAATTCCAGCAATGGAATGGGGGATTTATTGAGTACCCGCTCGAAAGAGTAAATATTAAGATGCAAAGTTTGACCAATTTGGTTATTCCTCTCTTAATAACATGGTTAATCTTAGGGTTTATCATGGGGGAAAAAGGGCTAGCTGTATCTTAAATTTAAATAAACTGGAGAAAGAAATGAGAGAATTAAAATTTACAAAAGGTCCGTGGAAATTATATGGCGATTGGGGCATACAGCAAGAATCAGCTAAAGGCGATGAAAAAATATTCGCTCAATTCTCACATGATGCTGAGTGCGAAAACACAGAGGAGGGATTTGCAAATGCTTTTTTAATTCAAGCAGCGCCCGACATGCTCGAAGCGCTAATACTTGCCAGAAAGTGCGTAGGCAATCAGCTAATTGACTTAAGCGGTGATGGTAATGAATTTATATCAATAAAGAAAATTATTGATGAAGTAATAAATAAAGCGCTAGGGAGGTAAATAATGATCAATTTAATGCGGGGCGATTGCCTTGAGCGAATGAAAGAAATAGAAAGCGGTAGTGTTGACCTTGTTTTGGTAGACCCTCCGTACGATATAAAAAACACAAAAGCTGGAGGGAAAAGCAAGCTAGCAAAGTCAATGCAGGTGATGAATGATCAAATTAGAGAAGCAAATATTGTAAACGGATTTGATGAGCTGATCTTGGACGAGTTAGTTAGAGTTAATAAAAACATAAATATGTATATTTTCTGCAATAAAGCTCAGCTACCAATGTATATGAAGTATTTTGTTATGGAGCGAGGCTGCTCTTTTGACCTGATTAAATGGGTAAAGACAAATGCAATGCCAACTTACAATAATAAATACCTATCAGATACAGAGTATTGCTTTTATGCTAGAAAGCGCGGGTACTGCAATCCAGAAAATTACAGCGATGCTTCTACCCTTTACAGTGCACCAATAAACATTAAAGACAAGAAGAAATTTAACCACCCAACAATCAAGCCGATCCCACTATTGGAAAGGCTAATAAGAAATTCAAGCAAAGAAGGAGATAATATTTTAGATTGCTTTATGGGTAGCGGCTCTACAGGCGTAGCAGCTAAAAACCTAAATCGTAACTTTATAGGTATTGAGCTAGATGAAAATTACTTTAACATAGCCAAAGAGCGGATAGAAAAGGCTTAAATTGCACCATTTCATAAACACCGTTATACTATTATCAATTAATTTATAACGGTGTCTTTATGTCAACTCTACAGCTAGGCAAAGCAAGTAAAAACTATCTAACGGCGCAACCTTATGTAAAGATGATGCGCGACACTGTAACGGGTGTCCCTGCATTAAAAGCGCCAGAGAATGCCACCACGTACCTACCCAAAATCGATTGCGATGACGAGCAAGACGCTGAGTATCAACGCACAAAGTATCAACGCATATTAAAGCAGGCAGAGTATAACAACGTACCTTCACGCACATTATCAGCACTGCAAGGCGGTTTAAGTTATCGAGATAATAACTTTGAAGGCGTACCAAGCGAGCTCGAATACCTACTTGACGATATTGACGGTGACGGTTTAACCGCCAATGAACTAATCAAAATCGTACAGTCTGAATTACTGCAAGTTAAATACTGCGGCTTGTTAGCTGAGTATTCTGATTTGGAAAGTCTTGGCATTGATGAAGATGAACAATTAACTATTACTCAAAAGAACGCTTTAGGTTTGCGTGCATCTATCAAGCTTTATAGTCGTGAGTCAATTGTAAACTGGGATTTCAAGCGCATTAATGGCCGCCGTCAATTATCTTGGGTTTTGCTGCGTGAAGTAGAGCAAGATAAAGACCCGCTGCAATTTAGCTGCGATGATGTTGAGACTTACGTCTTGTTATCACTTGATGATGATGGTAATTACAATCAACGCAGATGGGTTGAGGGTGAGGCAAAACAAGCTGGCGGATGGTCTGATGCTGTTTATCCTGAGAAATCAGGCGGCATGCTGTTTAGTTATATTCCTTTCGAGTTTGTTATCGAGGGCGATTATCCTAAGGGTGATATACCTTTAGCGCTTGGTTACTTATTTGAAATAGCAGGGTTAACGCTTCACCGCTACCAGATGTCAGCGTGCTATAAGTCAGCTTTGCACTATATGGCAACGCCTAAAACATGGTCAAGCGGCTGGGACAGTCAAGGCTTTGAATTTTATAAATCTATGACTGGTCGTGATTACATATCTGTTGCTGATGATGCGCACTTGCCACTACCAAAAGATGGTCAATACGGCATCTTAGACTGGAAAGCTAGCGATACTGCATATCGCGATTACTTTGATTCAAACGCGGCTGAGATTGAAGCTCAGGGCGGCACTTTTGACATTCAAGAGAATAGCGGCGAGCAAACAGCTACAGCAAAGGTTATTAACGCAGCAGAGAAAACAAGCGTATTAAGTAATGTTCAATCTACTATTGAAACCGCACTGATTAAGTTGATGACTTACTGTGCCGACTTTGAAGGTCGTGAAACTGATGTTGATATTAAGCTTAATCGTGAATTTATCGCAATCAAGCTATCGCCACAGGAGCGTGACGCTATTCGCAATGATTACGGGCAAGGCTTAATCACTCGTGAGGAGGCGTTAAGACAGCTTGAGCAAGGCGGCGTTTTAGTAGGTAAAGCTGAGGAGCTTTTACTACAGCTAGAAATGAGTGGTCAATAGTTTCACTTTTTAGTCAAATAGGCTAATATATAAATAGTTGGCAGTCTGCCATTAATTAAGCATCAACTGAGGTTCAGAAAATGCAATTACAGTACGATACACAAGAAGCGGTTCCAGAGGATTTACGCGAATCATTTGTAGAGTTTAAAGATGGCGATAAAACACTCTTTATGCACAAAGATTTAGCGGAAACGAAAAAAGAAGCATACCGCTTTAAGGGTGACTTAACTCACGCTCAAAAGTTAGCGCAAGAAAAGTCAGAGCGTTTACAGGCTTTAGAGCTGGCAGAAAAAGAGCGTCAAGCAGACTTGGAAGCTAAAGAGCTTGAGAGCAAAAAGAAAAACGGGCAGCATGAGGAAATTCTTGAGCACTTCAAGACTCAAGCCCAGCGCAAAGAAGAAGAGCTTCAAGCTAAATTGGACGAGTTAAGCGGTAGCATTAAGCAGAAAGAAAAGACCGCAGTAGTAAACGATTTGGCTTCAATGGGTACTGATTCAACCCGCGCAGCATTAAAGCGCTTAATTGATCAAGATTTAGATTTTGGTGAGGATGGTAGCTTAGTTGTGCTTGAAAATGGCAAGGCAACAAGCATCAACCTCGATGAATACAAAGGTAAACTAAAAGAATTATACCCATACCTAATCAGTGAGTCTCACGGTAAAGGTGGCGGTAGAAGTGGCGCGCTAGGGTCTGGCGGCAGCGGTGGAGTTCCTGCAACTCTAGAAGAATGTAAGGGCGATAAAAAGCTCGAGGCAGCATATTTTAACAATCAACTATCACAAGGTAATTAATTATGTCCCTAGCGAACATGAAAGTATTTAACGATCAATTGCAAACAGCAATTATCAAAAAGCTAACTCAAAAAACTGATCTTTTTACAGAGGCATCAGGTATCGCCTTAGTAAATGAGGCAATGCGTGGCGACTTCAAAGAAGAAGCTATTTGGAATAACGTCTCTGATGCACTTCGCGATGTAGACGCTTACGCGGCACAGGCTGCCGTTGCTGCAACTGGTTTGTCTCAAGATCAAATCAATGACGTTAAAACAATGAAAGCGTTTGGCCCTATAAAATGGGAGCCAAATCAGCTAGCTTGGATTGGTAAAAATCCGGGTGAGGCACTTAGCGTTATCTCTGAGTCTTTATCAATGGCTATCATGCAAGATCAGGTTAACAAGGCTATCGGCGTGCTTGTAGCTGCTATCGGTAACGAGGCTAGTGCTAACATTGATGTTTCTGCTGCTGCTGGTGATTTAGGCGCAGTTACTCAAGTCAACTTAAACAAAACTCATGCGCTGTTTGGTGACTCATCAATGAATCTTGGCACGCAAGTTATGACAGGCTCGACCGCCCACAAAATTCTAGGTCAAGCTCTAGTTAATGGCGCTCAGTTATTCAGTGAAGGTACTGTTAGAGTAATTGATATACTAGGTAAGCGATCTCTTATCACTGATAGCCCTGCGTTGGTTGCTGGTGGCAAGGAACGCGTATTATCACTATCACCAATGGCGGCAACTATCGCAGCAAACAATGATTTCCGCAGCGTTCTCGTTGAGAGTACAGGAAATACGCGATTAGAGACAACTTACCAAGCCGAGTATACTGAAAACGTTGGCGTTAAAGGCTACTCTTGGAACACCGCTGTCAAATCACCAGTCAAGTCACAGCTAGAAACTGGGACAAACTGGACTCTTGTTATGCCACTTAAAGAGTCTGCTGGTGTAATGTTAATCGCTGATCCAGCTAAGGGTTAATTATGAAAGTATGGTTAATTGAATTTCCAACTTATCAGTACAAAGAGGATGTTAACGAATTAGCGCGTAAAAACGATTTGCAAATTGTTGACGTTAAATTCAAAGACTCCATTAATCCTGATGAAGTTGCGAAAGACACTCCAAAACTAACTAAAGCAAAGTAAAGTAAGTTAGTTAGTTGCTAAAAAATAATAAGGGTGACTAATATGGTCGCCCTTTTTTATGAGGTTTTATTATGGGTAAATTTTTAGGTATATCAGGTGGAGCAATTGAACTGAAAGACCGTGTCGCAGTTAGGTCTGCGTCACAACTGGCAGGAACCTTAAGCTCATCAAAAGAGTACTTCATTGACGGCATTATCGATATGGGAACTCAATCAGTAGAAGTTCCTGCTGGCGGGCTTTATTTGACAGGTTACAACTTTGACACTTCAAAGTTAATATCTAGCGAGCCAAATTACACAATGTTCACATCACCAGTTGGCGGCAGCGGAAATATCGTTGGTAAAGACTATGGCATCGAAGTCACAGGGGTAAACTCCAAGGTTTACGATATTAGCGGCGATACAGGATTTGAGGCTTTTGAGTTTAGTCGCATAAATTATAACGACTGTGAATCACTTGGCGAGATTAACAACTACAGGCAGGGATTTGAAACTGGCACAGGTAGATTCGGTGGAAAGCCAGAGTTAACACTATCAGGAACATGGGTTGGCGGGTACTTTATTGAGTCGTCAATAGTAAGAAGCTTAGCCGATGGTGCTTACTCTCTATTTAAAGCTGGTACGGCGCTCACGCTAGGGTCAAGATTTAGAACAAACATGAATGTTGACCTACCTGCAAGCGCTTCATTCTTTGACTTTTCCCCTGCAAACTTCCCCAACCCGTCAACACTGCAAGTTGATAGTGCCATTGTTACTAGACTTGGCGCGCAGGATGCTACGGATTTAAACTACACACCTAACATATCAGCGAGCGACTTAGCATGCTCATGGTCTAATAATGTAGGGATGCCAAACACGTTTGAAGGTGGCTCAATTGGTATAGGCGCATCGGCAGTCACAAATATAAATACCATTGATGTTTTTGAGGATGTTGCAGCAACATCTTGGATAACCGCTGACTTGCAGCACTTCGATAATCCAGTGGGCGGTCAATTGAGGCATTTAGGTATAAACCCAAGGGAGTACAAAACAATAGCTTCATTGACTATTGAAGGCGCCAATAATGATGTGTTAACACTAAGGGTTGTTAAATGGGATGATTCTGCATCATCATTTGTTACCGTGTTAGATCAAGTTAGGCCAGTTAACAATCTTGTCGGCGCCCGAGATGTTGCATTTTTTAACATAAACGTAAATACAAGGCTAGACCAAAATGATTACATCAAGCTGCAAGTAGCAAACAACTCAGGAACCGCAAATGTTACTGCGGAAACTGATGGCTACTTAGTAGTGGAGCAGAGATAACAAAAAGCCCTCATTGCGAGGGCTTTGTTTTAATTAACAGTTACCGTAAATGGTCTTGCTGCTATGCAGTGGTAAGTCAGGGCTAAACCAACCACAAAAACAGCAAATAAAAATAACCATTCGATCTTTTTTAAGCGTCCACCCAGTGCTGATATTGCTATGTACGGAAATGGCGAAACAGTTACGCACACAGAGAATATCAACCAAATAATCCATCCTAGCAGCTCCATATCAACACCCCATAAACACAGAAGGATCACTTTTCTTAACCTGCCTAACTATCGGGTCTTCCTTGCTTTGCTCGTTAGCCAGTTGTTGTACTGACTTAACGCCCGCCTTAGCTCGATTTAAAGGCATACTACTCATTGCCTTACTTGTTTGTGTAAAGCTTAAATCTGTCATTTCGTTATTCATTGTCACCACCCTTTTCAAATTGATGCTCGATTATCCCAAATACACATGTTGAGCAAATAAATATTACAAGCACCGATGTGTACTGCATAACTTCAAAGCCGCTGAATAAATCAACACTAAAGAACATAGAATATATAGTTGTGATCAGCGTTGCTGTTGATATTAATAGCTTCATGATTCGCCTCTTGCTTTTGCTAGTAGCTGGGATTTACCTTGTAATTTAGAGTTGTAAAAAAGCCAGTCGTTAGATTGCTCATTGAGCGTTAATATAAACTCCTTTAAATCTACAATATCTTGCTTTATCTCATCGTACATCTCGCCTGCACAGCTATACTTGTTGGCCTTTTCTTCATCGACCACAATCACCACAGCCTCAACCTTGCCATTGCATTCTATGTTTTGTTTAAAGCCAACAGGGAATTTTTTCAGCATCACACCGATAAAATCGCTAGTAACATCTTTCTTGCCAGCCCTAGCGATGCCAGTTTTTTGATTGATAGTACCCCAATAAACCTGACCGCTAATCTCGCTATACATTAGACCTGTTTTTAAATCACTCATAACCATCTCCATTAATTAACTTTCACTAATAATAACGTCAAAACGATTGAATGTTTAATAACCTTTAGCTATAAGCTATAATCAAACGCAATAAACAAATTATAGGTTTTAACATGGCTTTAATAGTTGGCACTAACTCATACCTAACAGTGCAAGAGTTTAAAGATAACGCTGATTTACTTGGGTTTGATTATGCAACCCCTGCTTATACTGACTTGCAGATAGAGCAAGCGTTAAGCCGTAGCGCTTTAATGTTTGTTGACCCACGATATAAATTCAAGGGTGATAAGGTTGATGATTCGCAAGCTATGGACTTACCCACTGATTACGTTGCTATACTTGATATTCAATACGCAGCAACACAAGCGGCATGGCAAGCATTGATAGGCAAGCTATTCGTTAATGAGTCAGAACAATCAGTAAACGGCTTGGTAACGTCTGAGAGTAAACAGCTTGCATCATTATCTAAGTCAGTTGAGTACCAAGAAGGCACTGCTAAAACATCGCTTTATGATGTTAGCGTGATTGATAATTTAATGCGTCCATTTGTTACCAGCTTCGGCGGTGGCAGTATGGGCAGAATCAGGAAGTGCTGATGACTACACTTAAAAGTGAGTTCCAAGAGTTAGCGGCTGAGCTTATTGATGATGAGTTTGCAGACTTTCAGCGACCTTTTATTATTAAAAAGAATGGCGATTACAGTCCAGTCACGGGCGAGTCTCCGTCATTTAATGCTGAGACTGGTGCGATTCCACTTGATTTGAAAACTGCTGAAAAGGTCTTTACCAACGTTACTAGCTCAGAAATATACTTAGTAATACTTAACGCTGCGCCTGTACCTAGCGACTTTGACGAAAGTTATCATTGCAGTTATAACGGTGTTGACTACGACATTAATCAAGTTGAAGGTGACCCAGCGGATGCGGCATACTTTGTTAGGATTGTTATCTAATGGCGGGCAAGAATGAAAGAGCGGCGGACATATCGGACTTTTTAGAAGAGGTTGTTTCTGATGAGTCTGTAAGGGTTGGTATATACATATTCAACCAGCTTGTTACCGCCTCTGCTGTTAGAGATGGCATCCTGCGTGCTTCATTCTTGCCAACGATAAGTAATCCTACAAATGCGACTGTAGACACGCCCGATAAATCAGGGCAACCAACAATCAGCAAAGGCGTTTCAATTATAAGCTCTGCTAAAAACATAAAGTACCCGACCATCTATATCCAAAACAATCAGCCTTACGCGTATCGGATTATGGAGACTGGATATTCAGAGCAGACACCACCAAAAACACTAAGCCTTACAATACAAGCGGCGGTTAATATATGAGTTACTTAAACGGGCTATTTGATGCGTTTTACACGCGCTTATACGAAAACATGCCAGCGGGCTACACCATTGATGACTTAGCTAATGTGGATGCAGGAATAGCTAAAACCATAAGCGGCAAGCATCTAGTGCAAAGCACGGCTCTAGGCTTGCGACAGCAAACAGCGGCTGATACTGCGCGTTGCATTAGACAGTTTTTCATTCACACAGTAGCTATTTACGTACCGAATGCTGATAGAGCTGACAGAGCTGGTATACTAACAACTGCTAGCGAGATTCAAGCGCTATTTGAAAAGCAAGAGTTCAACAACTACGTGACGCAAACAAGTGACATTGATATAGTCGGCAAGCAAGTAGATTCTAAATTCTATAGAGTCGATGTAAACATTAACGGATATTTCGAGGAAATACTATGAGTACAACAGTAAACGATCGCGAGTTAGTCGGACAAGATATTAGCGTCCACTTATCCGCACAAGCAATAAAGGGTGCTGCTGATGCTAACCCTGAGTTTTTCAAAGTTAAACGTATCGGCGGTGCGCCTAAGCAAACTAAAGGCTCGACAACATCAAGCACGTTAAGCAATAGCCAAAACGGCAAGCCAAACATTCAGACTAGCTCTGAGCAAATGGCAGAATTATCAACAGAGGTATTTCAGCAAACTAAAGATTTAACTGTAGCTGCAATTCATTCTGTTGTTGATGATAATTCATATACTGGCACTGATGCTGAGATTACAAGTACTGGTTTTGTTTTCCCGGGTGCTGATGTGCTGCTAAGTGCTGGTGATTTTATCTTTGTTAGTGGTGCGACTGATGATGCTAACAATATTAGCTATTATGTATCAAGCGTTGCTGGTGATATCGTAACAACTAGCGTAGCTCCTGCTGCATTAGAAAGTGTGGGCGCAAGCATTACTATTGCAAGTAATAAATACGTCAACGGCAAGTCCCCTACATACTTTTTAGGCCAACGCCGTCAACTTGATAAAGCTAGCGCAGGTGATTTAGCTTACTTTAATTTCACTGATGGCTTGATTGATTCAATGTCTCTTGAGATTCCAGAGGAAGAGCTATTAACCGCTACCATCAATATGATGTGGGAAGTCGCAGAGTCTAGCCGTGTGGCAATCACAGGTCAAACTGATGCGGCAGAAGATACAAGCGAGGCCGTGGGTGTTGAGAATCAATTCAAGAAATTCTGGCTTGATGGTGCTCCTGCTGAGTGCTCATTAAAGTCTGCATCTATTGAAGTTGCAAACAACTACCAAGGCTCACCCGCTGCGGGTTGTGCTCGTAAGTCGCTAGGCGCGCGTGAGTTTGCTGTAAATGGTAGCTTTGTTGCCAAGAACTACATTTCAGACTCAACACGCTGGGAAGATGCTTATCTAAATGGCGATCGCGTTAACTTGGCTTTTGAAATTGTGTGGGCTGATGGTAACTCTATGATTGTTCAAGTTGAGCGGGCGTACCTATCAGAGCATGAGCAGCCTATGGAAACAGGATACTCAAACAGCACGTTAAACTTTAACGCAGAAGAAAACCCCGATACAGGCAGTACTATCAGGGTATTTACTAACTTCTAAATAATAGCCGCTTTAATTAGCGGCTTTTTGCAATTACCTTTTCAACTTCAAGCTCCTGCTTTCTCACTCCGCGATCTACCTGCTCATCCCAATAAATGTCAGATGTTGCGGCTTTTGCCAGAACTGATAACTTCCCACACAGCTCCATAACACCCTTGTAACTACCGTCATATTCATTCACTGCCTTCTGTGCAGCTAAAGACAAACCTTGTCTACCGACTTTGCCGCCGTAATTTCTTAATTTTGCTATCTTCATTTTTATTTCTCCGTAAGGTTAAACAGTCATCAATTTAACCCACCACTAACAAGACGTGAAATAACATTTAGCTATAAGCATATAACTAAATAATTTGCTAAACTGTAGCTAATATCATTTTATCAACGGTGAATCATGTTTTTTCGTAAGCGCAAAGAAGAAGATAACGAGCAAATACCAGCATCAATTAGCTGTTTTAAAGAAGATCAAGAAAAAGCAACTAAGGGTGCGCCAATTTACCCCATGCCAGATAATGCAGATTTGTTTTTTAATGTATTGCGAGTCGGTACGTTTGAGCAACAAAAGCAAATGGTTGATGTTACTCGCAGTGTTTACGGTGCTCACGCCCCGCGCCAAGTGGACAATAATAAGCTTTGGGCTGTGTGGCTTGCTGAATATGGCGTTACCGACTGGGGGTATCTGGAAGATGAAAACGGCAAGGTGTTAAAGTTCACTCGCGAGACTTGCCGCAGTATATTCAACAATAAAGACTATCGCAATACTTTAGTGCCAACGCTAATCAATGGCGCTAGCGACTATTACAGCTATCTACAAGATGAAGCGCTTGAGGCTATAGAAGAAATAAAAAAGCGCTAAAGTGGGACGCGGCTGGGAGTCAGAAGACGCTTGATGCACTACTGAGGACTCCAGAGAAGTACAGGTCTAAGTATGACAAAAGCGTATTGAATGAACTGTTACAGAAAAAGCCGAATCTCACAGATAAAGCAAGTGGCGCTCTTGGTGCTTTTTATAGGCTTGATAGGGAGCGAGATAGAGTGGGGCAGATGGCTAGCCCTCAACATATTAAGCAAGCATCTGTCAGACAGTACATAGAATTTAATGGTAGTCATGATTTCGAGTGTGATTTATTTGAAAGGATAATATTCGAGGTTGACGAGGAATTTTTAAGAATGTTTTACGAAAAGCAAAAAGCTGAGGCGCGTAAAAATGGTTGATAAAATTGTAAGAATAAAGCTTGAAGGCGGAAGTGCGATATCTGACGCTAACAGGACTAACAGGGCTGTAAAAGGCGTTGGCACAAGTGCAGATAAAGTTAACGACTCGCTAGGTAGAATGAGTAGAATAGCCAGCGCCGTCATAACAGCCTTAGCAACCAATCAGGTTGTTAAGTACGCCGATTCGTGGACAACAGTTAATAACAGGCTTGCACAAGCGACTAAAACAGCAAGAGAATTCAACACAGCACAGCAAGGTGTTATAGCCATCGCCCAGAGAGCTTCCACAGATATCGAAGGTGTTGCAACGGCTTATTCAAGATTGTCGCAAGCGACTACTGATTTGAACTTGAGTCAAGAACAACTGCTAGACGTAACGAACAAGTTAACGCTTGCTTTAAAAGCTGGTGGGGCAACAGCGGAAGAAACTAGCTCTGTTATGATTCAGCTTGCGCAAGGTTTAGGTTCTGGCGCTTTGCAGGGTGACGAATTAAGATCAATTCTAGAATCATCAATCCCAATCAGCAAAGCATTAGCGAAAGAATTCAACACCAACGTTGGCAGCCTAAAAACGCTTGGCGCTCAAGGCTTGATAACTGCTGATAGAGTGATAAATGCATTAGAGGGAATGGATGAATCTGCACTAACATTTACAAAAACATTCTCAGACGGATTAACTAATGTAAATAACGCGCTTACTGTTTATGTTGGCGGAATAAACGAATCACTGGGCGTAACTAAGTTTGCAGGTGAAGCTTTAAATTCATTTGCTAAAAATATAAATGTTATAACTGATGCCGTAATAGCTTTAGCCGCTCTGTTTGGCGCGAGACTTGTTGGTGCTGTAGCTGCATCAACTGCATCAATGATAGCTTACACAAGATCCTCACTAGCTGCTACGGTGCAAACCAATGCGTTAGGTCAGGTTGTTGCTAGAAATACCGTACTGATGAATGCGCAAGCTTTGGCTGCTCGTGGTGCTGGAGCTGCTTTTGCGTTGATTGGTGGCCCTGCTGGCGCTGCATTCTTGGCTGCTGCGGCAATTATATACTTTATAACTCAAGCAGAGGACGCGGAAAGCAGAAGCAAGGCGTTAGCTCAGGAAGTTGACAATCTAAAAGCTTCCTACGTTGAGTTAAATCAAGCGCAAAGGCAAATACAGATAACTAATTTAACTTTAGAGTATAAGCAACTGCAAGCCGAGTTAGTCGCGGCAAATGAAAAGCTAAATACCTTTAAAAAGTTCTCTGACAGCCCTATAAAAACTGAGAATGTGAGAAAGTACACGGCAGAGGTGGAAAGATTAAGTCGAGAGCTTGACACTATATCAATCAAGCAACAAGCGGTATTCCAAGCGGGTATTGATAATATTAGCTTTACTGATGCGACAAATGAAGGCTCAAGCACAAGCACAAGCGGTAGTGGTGAATCACCAGTATCAGGCGGTGAAGATATAACCGCAAAGCTTGAGCGTGAAAATCAAATGATTCAGCAATCACTATTAAACCGTCAAAATATTTACAGTAACTTTTTTGCAGCCGCTAATGATTTGACAGCTACAGAATACGAAAGACAGCAAGCGCAGCTATCTTTAAACCTAGCCACTGAAATGCAGCGAGAAAATGAGGCGTTTCAAGCTAGGCTACAAGCTATAACTGATAGGCAGTTAGCTATTGCGGAAAATAAATCACTTAATGATGAGCAAAAGCGCGAGGCTGACGCGCTACTAAATGAGCAAGCTATACTTGCAAGGCAGCAATTCGAAAACCGTATCACTGAGATATCACAAGAGGGTGCAGCTAGAAGGGCGCAAATTGACCAGCAAGAAGCGGTTAATAAAATAAACACATATCAAGGATACGCCAATACAGCGTTAAGTCTTGCTACCGCTTTTGGTTCTAAGTCTGAAAAACAGAATAAGAAAAACAGAAAGAACGCCGTAAAAATAGATACTGCCGCTGGTATTGCTAGGGCGTTTGCTGAAAATGACTTTTACACTGCGCTAGGTATAAGCGGTTTGATAGCGGCTAACGGCATCAAGCAGATAAAAGCAATAGATAGCGCTGGTCAACCATCTGCAAATCTGGCAGGTGGTGCTACATCACCGCAGCCAAGCCAATCAAGTGACGCAAGTAGCCAGCAGCAATCAAAGCGCATTGTTAACCTTGTAGGATTCGAAAATGGCGGCTTTTTAACCAAAGAACAATTAACTGCACTGCTAGAAGGTGACGAAGATGTTATACTTGCAAATAATAACGGGCAAGCTCAAGGCTCAAGAGTAGGATTAATATAATGTCTGATAATGTATTTAGTAATATTTTCGTAACTTCAAGCGGTAATCAAGCCGAGCTAGTGCCAGTAGGTCAGACGTTTGTACTTGGTAGTGATGGCTCAAGTAGTGGTGGCGGTGTATGTAAAAGCATCTTGGGATTTAGGAATTCAATACTAACCTCTACAGTGTTAGATGATGATGCTGACCCGAAATACCCATTTACAAACGCTTTAGATTATCGCGATAACACGCAGTACAGCCCTCTAGCTTCAAGCGGCTCTGTTGTTATTGAGTTTAGGCAAACTTCAAATATTGAAATTGACTATATGGGTATAGCAATACACAACGGAAAATCAGCGGGGTTAACTGGTTATCTTGAATTGCTAATCAATGGCGTGTGGGAGGTTGTTGCTAACTTTTCACCAATTGATGACCTGCGTACCATGTGCGAGACTTTTGATTTAACATCGTGCCAGCGTCAAAGGCTAACGCTAAACTTCACCAGCAAGCTGTTTATAGGCACTATTTACATGGGCAAGTCATGGCAGTTTAGTAGGCTTCCGAATGAAGGATTTACCCCCGCCAACTCAAATAACATTGACCAAGTTGTAAGCTCGAGATCTAATAACTCAGGTCAATTCCTAATTTCACGCCGAAAAGAGGTGGGTTACGCGCAAAGTGGTGAGTTTGACTTTATAAGCTTTGATGAAATCAAAACAGAATACATCGATTACATGCACCACGTAAAAGACGGAAAGCCGTTTTTCATGAAGTGGGATATCCAAGGTAATGAAAGTATATTCGGGCAGCATGCAAGCCCTAATAGCTTAAGAGCGCCAAGCTACACAAGTGCAAACACATCTACATTCAGCTTTGAAATGGTGGGGTATAACTAATGTCATTTGAAAGCCTAAAAAATCAACATGGTACGCGATTAATTCAAGCCGTGGCGATATACCCAAACGCGTGCAAATACTCCACTGATGAGGCTTTGGCAAATGGTGAGTGCGTTGCTAGCGCTGATTACAGTGATTCATACACTGGCAATATAACCGTTAGCGGTGGAGATTTAACATTCTTCGGCGCTTCATCTAACTCTTATTTACGAATAGGTGATGAGATAGCTAAATGCACAGTGGTTAATTCAACAACTGTTAATATAACGGCTAGAGCGCAATTAGGCACTACTGCCGAGGCTATAACAACTAGTGATAGTTTAAGGGTTGTTCATGGCGGCGAAGCTGATGGCTCTTGTCGAGGATACCCAAAAAGGCCAGATGGTAAAGGCTGCTCAAACGATGATAGTTTTGACCGTGACATTAATCGTGAGTTTTTAATAACTGACACTCAACTTGTATCTGGTGAAATTTATTATAACGGGCTTAACAGTATTAGCCACAATCCCGTCATTCTAAAGCCAGCCGAGGCAATGGCTAAAAACGCAAGTGTTACTGTCAGCATTACAGATAATGAAGATGGTGATCAATATTCTGTACCTTACCCATCTCAGCGCAATAGCAACTCAACATACCTTAGAAAGTTAATAGCTCGCACTGGCGGGTATTTGAGGAATAGAAAGATGATTGTTTATTCTGGATTCACAGAGGGCAGCTCTTTCGACCCAGTAAATTGCATATCGCGTGAATACATTATTGATAATTTCAATATAGGAAAAGGCGATCGGGTAACTATAATTGGCAAAGACCCACTAATGCTGGCAGAAGAAACCAAAGCAAAAACTCACGACGTAAGCGCAGGGGTTTTGCTTGCTGATGTGACAAATGCGTCAACACAGATAACACTAAAAAACTTTGCTGTAGGCGAGTACGGTAATGATACTGATACTGGCACTGCAATAATTGATAATGAGCTGATTGATTACACTGTAAACAACTCAGTGCTTGGCATTCTTGATATTAATGCACGCGCGGTAGCTGGTAGTGAGCAAAAAGACCACAAAATTAACGCATCTGTTCAAAAGTGCCTAGTGCTAACTGACTTCAACCCAGTTCAAGCTATCATTGACAGGCTGCAAGCTAGAACATCAATTGAGACTCGATTTTATGATGACTACACTGATGTTATAGCAACAATACCAAGCAGTACGGGTACAGCTTATGTAACTAAGCCTGAGAGCCTAAAGGATTTTAATAACACTCTGATACAATCTTGGGCTGAAAACAATATAAGTATGTACTTCGATGAGTTAGCAAAGAAAATAAAAATCAAAGCGGTAGGAGACTTTTCACAGCAACCAGTGACGTTAACTGATGACGATATAATCTTAGATAGCATTGAGATAAAGAATAAATATGACGATCAAATAACTCGCGCATCAATAGGCTTTGCTCCTTTTGACGCAAGCAAGAAAACCAATGAGGAAAACAGCTCGATTATATTTCAATCTATAAATCTTGATGTTGAATTGAGTGGCACGCTTGAGCCTCAAGAAGCAAAAACATTCTACTCCAAGTTTTTAACTGATAGCGATAATGATGTAAGTATTGCAGTAGGCGGTGTATCGCGCATTGCAAATGTAAATAAAAAACCACCTCAAGAATATAGCTTTATGCTTGACTATGAGAAGTACGGCTCAGTTAGCGGTGGGGTTGTTGAAGAAGGTGAAATAATAAACGTTACAACGGAGCTTTCAATTGATGATGATGGCCAGCCTCTATCGCAAAACCTGCAAATACTCAGCATTAAAGACGACATGGAAGAGAAGAAAATAAAGGTCACTGCGGTCACTTATCAAGACTTGATAAACGAAGATGACTTTGACTTCATTATCGATGAAAGCAAAGAAGATTACGTGTTAAGTAATGACTTCGCGCCGCCTGCTGGTGACTACACTATATTCATAGCGTCAAACGTGACAATTGGGTCAACATCAACAGCAAACTTCGCTCTTGACACTGGCGCTCAGGCAAGCGGTGTTACTTTTACTATAATAAATAGAGGTCAGATACTTGCGGCTGGCGGTGATGGCGGTGATGGCCGCCCTGCTTTAGCTCCAGACCCTGATGATTTCCCGTCTCGCTTTGAGTCAGTAAGTGATGCTGGCTTTGACGGCGGTGACGCTTTGAATATAACAGTACCGACAGTTATAGACATTACACAGGGCGTTATATACTCAGGTGGTGGCGGTGTACCAAGCGGCATTAGCATTGCTGACAGCACAGTATCACCCGTTTATGTTGAAGGCGGCAATGGTGGGTCAGGCGGTCAGGGTTATGTGGGTGGTAACGGTGGAGCTGCTGGAGTTGCGGAGGTTGAAAATACAGCAACGGACACGGGTATTAATGGCGCTGACGGGTCAAGGGGTGGCGCTGGTTCGCTTGGTGGGTTAAGTGGTGGCTCTTGGGGAGAGGCAGGCCAAGCAGGCGAGGGTTTAGCGGCTGGCGGTGAAGCAGGCTTTGCTATAAAATCAAATAGTAACAGCGTTACGCTTATCGGCGATAACGAAGCAACAATACGCGGAAAGAGAGATTTTTAATATGGCTTTACAATCAAGAACGATTACAGTGGGCGCTGATAAAGATTCAAATAACGGAGGCAAGAATTACGTTAGTGGGCAAGTTATCTATATCAAAGATGAATTAGGTGTTTTAGCGCCTATATTCAAAGATATTGACGGCTTAGACCCAATCCCACAAAACACAATATCAAACGTAACAAATGCGAAAGGGCAGTTTACTTTCTTTATTGAAGAAGGAAACTACACTGCTGAATACAATGACCAATCAACACCGCTTTTTGTGTTTGGCGCTGATTACTTTAATAATCAAATTGACTTTGTAACAAATCAAATACTATCTAACACTCAACCATATTCGGCTGGCAACTTCACAGATGGATTCACATTCACAGAGTTGAATCAGTACGGCAACGCCACAGTAAATGATGGCGGCACTGATTACGCTACAACATTTTGGTACATTGGCGGCACGTTACCACATGCAGTCGCGCCGCTTACAAATCCGCGTGACTTCCCTTTGCTTTATCAGCAAAGAGATTTCAATAGCGCTGAATTTGTAGCAACAAAAACAACCGAAAGCGCTCAAGATTTTATTGACTCATTCGCGCTTAAAGTATTTCAATCGCCCGCTGGTGGAGCGCTAACAGAGATACAGACGCGCACAGTTGAGACTGGTGATGCTTACGAAGTGAGAAAAACCTCTGATGATTCACTGGCTACCATTTACAGTGATTCCGCTGGCGCTGCTGAAATTATTCAAAACGGTACTGACAATGTATCCAGTGTCGACGGGGTTGTTGATTTTTACATTGCTGATGGCGATTATTACATCGAGGTTGCAGGTATTAAAGGTAACTTTAAGGTATCTTCTGGCTCTACTTCAACAAAAACAGAATTTAAAAGGGAGTGGTATGTAAATCCGAGCACAGGTATCGATTCACCATTAATGGGAACATCTGATTTAACACCATTCAAAACAATACAGTACGCATTCGACCAGTTGCCTGATATTATTTCACACCAACAGACTATTAATATTTCCAGCGGTTTGTGCAATGAGTCGTCAAGAGATTCCAGCGATATGCCAAGGCCTGCTATATTCTACCCGCAAGGCAAATACATTGCTCGTAGAACATCTCAGAGTGGCAGTGACCTCTCAGGGTCTGTGGTTATTAAAGGCGCTGGCGTAGGCAGCACTATTATAGAGACAGATCCACCTAACGGCTATGTGGATGGCGTTTACGTATCAGGCACAGAGATTGCTATACAGGATTTAACCGTAAGGCCAAAATCTGGCGAGAGCACAAGCACGTGCATAACAACCCACAGGGGCGCTTACGTACACGGCAGAAACTTAGCTGTTGGTGGTACTGGTTCAAGTTTGGGGTTGGTTTGTGAATCGGGTGCGTGGGCTGAAATGGTTAGCTGTGCAATAACAGGAAGTGATAACAAAGATGTTGTTGTATTTCCAACGTCTGGTTGTAGCTTGGCTGGTGATAATAGTGATATTGGTGATGTTCAATCATCTGGCTTCATACAATTTGCGCAACAGTTAACTGTAAACGGTGACGTATCGGTAACCTCTAGCGGCAACTGCCAGATAACAAGTAACGTACTTTCTAACGCAGTTGTATTTAATGGCGCGGTAACTGTTTCAAATGCACCTTTATCGGCAGCGTTCGCAACATTCAACGAATCAATAACAGCAACACTATCAACAATAAAGCTATCCGCTTGTAGTTATCAAAAATCTATCACTTTATTTGGTGGTGGGCTTGATTTAGATGCTAGCAATTCATTCGTAAGCCCAAATACAAACAACGACACCTTAGCACCTGTTGTACTTAGGGATGGGGCGAGAATAGATAAAGATTCAGCTTCCATAATAAGAAACAGCGCAGGTGATGAGGTTGGCGCAGACTTTGGCAACCTTTCTGTCACAGTAACCTCTGATAGCTTTTCAATACCTGTTTCTATTACGGGGCGGCACATTGATTTGGAATTGATAGGCTCCACTTCAAATAGGTTTGGGGCAACATTACCTGCCACTGGGGATTTAGGTGTTTATCCTGATGGTACAGCTTTAAGGATTGCTGGTGCTGGATTTAATGTAGAAATAGTTGAATCAACTACAGCAAATATACCCGGTGGCTCAATAACTGTTGGCGGCCTTTCTGGTGGGTATTCAGGGGTGACTTTCGTTTATTCGTCTAGGTCTGGTAAGTGGAATTTGCAATCTGTTGGGTTAGTTAACCCGTAGAATAAAAGCCCCTTATTGGGGCTTGCTTCTTCATAGCTTAGTGGTATTTCACCATTACATTCACACTCAAAACAGTATTCGTAATATTCTTGCTTGCTCATTTTACTTCCCCTTTTTGACATTATAAAAATTAACACCGAAACTAGCAGATACAATTAAACCAAATGCCGTTGATACTGGTGTAAATGTATTTGTTAGCTTTGTTGTTACGTTAGCTATAATCGCAGGTGTTTGACCTTGCGGTACAAAACCAAAAAACTCAAAGGTTAATAGTAGCAGCATGACAATCAAATATGTGCCGTACATATAACATATAAAGCGGGTTAAGTCCCTTCTCATTTTACCGTTAGGGTCTAGCACTTTAAGTTTTAATGCCTTCGCCTCTGCGCTTTCCATGTCGGTATCAATCCATTCGGTGGCTATGCCTTCAATCGACTTGAATAAACCACCACCGCTAAAAATATCAGTAAACCAGCTCATTGGTTAAATCTCGCTACAATAAATATTAAAAGATAAGCAAGCAGCATTACGCTAACCGCAACCCACGTTGTGCATCTTCGCTTTAGTCGTAAGTTTTCTTTAAGTAGCGCATGGCAATCATGAGGGTCAACTTCACACACTTCTGTTTCTTGCATTTCTTCATCTATGTGTTGAGTCATAATTAATAAGTCCACATAACAGGCGTATCGTTACGAATATCAACATGAACAAATCCTTTAGCTACTCCAATCCCAGTAAAGCCTAACTCAATAGCCTTTGACACAATCTCAATTCGCTGCACGCCGTTACTTACTCTTATATCCGCTGCGATGCCTTGCGTATGAGTGCCGCCTTTTGATTTGTGTTTTTCAGCACTGTGACTTGTGGAGCGATAACCACTATTGACAACAAAAGAAAAGCCGCAATAATGACGAAGATCATCAAGCTTATTTAAAAACTCTTTGCTCATTTTGTTTTCACCAGTCTCTTTGCAGTCAAACTCTGATAATTTGAAATACCTCATACTAAACCAAGCTCCTTATCGATTTTCATATCTTCAATCTTGCGCCTTGCATCAAGTAGGCGCCTTTGCTTTTCAGCCTTAAGATCTTCGATAGCTTTTTTTGTTGCGCGTTTCTTTTCACAAAGCTCATTTAATTCTGATTCAAGCATTTTTACACTCCAAATTATTTAGGTTGCGGAATAATTTAAGCTCCAAGATTTCATCGTGATTTTTTTGAGCTATACGGATCTGTCTGTACAGCTCATCACGCTTCGCTACTTCAATCCTGCGGCGCATTGTGTATTCAAGAGTGTTACGCCTTAAAATATTTGTTTCATTGTCGCACATAGGCGTACAAAGCTTTTCAGCTAATGACTCGATTATCTGTAGTCGCTCGTATTCATCGTTCAC